GCGCATTATTTCCTCTTGGCGTGTTTCAATTCTTGCTAAACGATCTGCAAGTGATGATCCAGCGTTAGGAGTTAAAGTCCAAAGCCATCCTTTAATAAGATAACGGAGACCCCCAAAGAAAGCGACCAATACGGCTGCGATACCTGCGGCAAAACCAGCCCACTCTGTTGGGCTCATTTCTTCGGAGTTGCATATCCAAAGACACCTGCTAGTAATGCCCATAGAATTGAGCGATAGTCAGCTGCGAAATTGGATGCTGCCCAGGCTGATAAGAATGCGCCTAGTGTTAGTACGTATGGATTTTTCATATTCATATTTTGCCCCCTAGTAGTGGTATATCGAACTTTGCGCCATTTAGGTCGCCTAACTTTGTAAAGCTTATGTGAATGTGTTTTGTGTGCGGGTTTATGCCTTTGTATCTTCGCCATTTCCAACCTAATAACTTGGAAGCGATGTGGTGATTGTGGATGACGTAAGATATGCGTTTATCGGTTTTGCCTGCGATTCGGATTTGGTCAGCCAGATAAGCACTAATCCCTTCGGATGCACCCAAGCGAGAATCAATATCAACTGCTCTGACCCACCCAAAGGTGTCTGGATTATGATCCGATTTTCTGGTGGTATGGCGGCTATCGCCCACCCACCCATCACTGGCAGTACGCCTATCTGGAAACCAGGTATCAATTTGATCTCTTAACTGAACTCCAGCTGCGCATAATTTAGGCTTCATTAGGACTTGGCACTATCCATTGACAAATATCGTCATCAAAACCAATAGCGTTATCAGGTTTAGGGCCTATAAAAGCATCTCTAGTTTCATCATAAAAATATCCAACACCTGCATAATTTTTTCTAATTTTGCCATTGTAGGATGTTCGTTTACAGATTTGACCTCTAAAGTTTCCATACCAAGTTTCAGTGTCTAAACCATCTATTAACTCGGTTTCGTCAATACCCGCAATTACTTCCGTCACAATATTGTTTTCATTTAAAAATGCGTAATGTGCCATTATGCCCAACTCACGTTTCCTGTGCCAGCAGTTATTGATGTAACTTTGCTTGCTCCAACTGTACTTGTTGATAAAGTCAATCCACCGCCAGGATTACTAATTGTGAAACTTGATGGATAACTTAAAATTACAATACCCGAACCACCATTACCGCCAGCAGCGTCATTAAAACTTGGTGTAACTAAACAACCTGCACCGCCACCGCCTCCAGTGTTTGCGTTTGCGGCAGAGCCAGCGGAATTTACTCCACCGTTACCACCATTAACACTGCTACTACCGCCTAGACCTTGTGCAACAGAGTTTCTATTATCGTAACCACCACCGCCACCTGTTGCATAAGTTACAGATGAACCAGTTATTGAGTTTGCGGTTCCATTACCACCATTACCCGCTGCAACGGAAGTTGCATTAGCTCCAGCACTGCTAGAACCACCACCACCGCCACCTGTTCCTTTAGACGTAGCATTAGAAGCAGCACCACCAGCGTTACCTTGTCCTGCAGGAGAAGCAGCACCACCAGCTCCAGTTGTTCCAGAATCATTACCACCACCACCACCGCCAGAGCCGCCTGAATTACCAGTGAATGGACTGCCGCAAGACCCACCACCACCACCGCCTGTTGATGTAGTGGTTGAAAATATAGAATTGTTGCCATTATTAGTGTATGTATAAGTATTTTGAGGTGTGCCAGCACCGCCAGCACCTACTGTAACTGTGTAATTGGTTGAAATTGTAAGTATTTGCGATGATAAAGTTTTGTAGCCACCCGCACCGCCACCGCCACCTCGACCAGATCCACCGCCACCGCCGCCAGCAACAATTAAAGCATCAACACTTAAAACAGGTGCGGCAGCACCGCCAGTTAATCCAGCGATTATGTTACCAATCATTATGCAATAGCTCCAACTACGTACCAAGCATTGGCAGCCGTTTTTATGCAAACTGCAGATTTATATTGTGCAAGGGTTGGTGATGCTGCGGTTGCTCCAGCACTTAATACTGTTGTAGTGCCAGGTGTAACTGCACTAATTGTGCAAGTACCTGCCCCAATATTTAATATGGTAATAACTGTACCCACTGCAAAGTTATATGTTGCATCGGTTGGCAATTTGAATGCAATAGCAGTTGCTTTATTCATTGGTATTAATTGTTGGTATTCATCACCGCTTGCAGCTGTGTAATCGGCTGTCTTAGCAGTTTGTACTGTGAAGGCTGGTAGCCCATTCCACATAGTGGAAGTTACTACATCGCCCGTTGCGCCTGGCCAGGTTGGCATCTTATCTCCTTAGTATGAAAGTACGTTTTGTCCTAAGACACCGTAATCTACGTTGCCTAGTATAAACCCATCTATGACAGGTTCTAGCGTTGTAAACACCACTCTAAAACTATTAGGTGTAATTATGTTTGCCACGCCAAAGATTTGCAGGGTTTTCTCCAGCTGGGATCCACCAGGCTGGGTAGTAATAACCGTGATTGGATCAAAAAAATCTAGGTTTAAGGCGGCTATGATGCCTGAGTTATAGTTAGGGGTATATAGATCAAGTTCAATAGCATCGCATCGAATGGTGGTCTCGGCTCGGCTAGCCACATATGCCCTGGCGTAATTTAATGCTACGGCATCGGTCTGCATTAACAGGTCTTGCAGATTATATGAATGAATAAAATACTTGGATATAGATGCTGCATTGGTGGCTGTTTGAGCAGTGCCACCCAGCCTAGTAATAGATGCTGAATTGAAGACCAAAGTATCATCTAATTTCCATACAGCATTAACGTATTTAATACCTGTGCCATCATCGGCAAATACTGTTGGTGTGCCACCGATTGATGCGGTTACGGTTAAACGATCTTTGAATACAAAAGACCCATCAAATCCAACGTATATGGCTCCATATTCACTGTTTGCAACAGTTTGCATTGCCCCTAAAGATGTGCGTGCTGTTCCTGGATCTGCCTGTAAAGTAGTTTGCCCCGCATCTATTTGGCGCATTGTATTGGGCCAACCAATTTGATTTAGTATTTGATTTATTCTTGTACCTGATAAATCGCCAGCGGTGGCACCTGTTACTGTTGATATTTGTGCGTTATAAGCTAAACGCATTGCATCTACAGCCTGAATAGTTGTATAAGCAACTTCTGTTGCATCTTTGGGTTGAGTGTTTACGTAACTTGTGATAAAACCTGAAAACAAAGGATATGTTACTCCTGAGTAATTTGCAGTAATTTGTACCTTGCGCATTGGTGTTAATAAACCATAATAAGGACTTAGTGGATTCGTTGGATTAAAATCTCCGTTTTGATCTATTATGCGCATTGTCAGAGTACCTGTTTGAAATTGATCTACCAACGGATTACGACCTACAAATGTTTGCACAAAACTAACACGATCTGACACGTCGACAATAACAGATACAGTGTCGGCTAATACATTGGTGCCTAATACCCCAATATCAAGTTGCATAGCCTGTCCTATAGATGGACCTGTAGAGAAATTGATATATGCGTTAATCGTTGGTACGGCCATTATGTACCGCCAGGTAAACCACCAGCAGGTGTTAATCCATACCCCTGCTTGGTTGCAAATTGTATGCTTTCAGCAATCAGTTGGCTAAATTTATCGGTTGTATTAGAGGTGTCGATCGTTACGGTTAAATCTCCACGCTCTCCTGCTCTATATGATTGGTAGTCGGCAGCCATAGTCATACTTGGAGCTGGCACAGTTGCTGAACCTATATAAGATCCATTATTTGCTGTGGTGCTTAAAATTGTTTGATCTGCACGCTCTCCTGATCTGTAATTTGCCCAGTCCTTGAAATATAGAGCTGCTTCACCAGCTTTGGTCATAGCATCGGCAAGCAACTTTGCTTTTTCTGCACCTTCTAATTCTGCATTATATTTTTTTGCTAACGCTTCGTTATTATCTAAAATTGCTAATTGTGCTCTTAGGCGTAATTTAGTTTCTTCATCGGTTGCTTCGTTTAATGCTTTAGTTAAACCTATGCGCTCTAAATCAAACTTATCTTTAAGTTTGTCAATTTCGGTTTTTGCTTTAAGTTGATTATTTTCAGCAGTTCGCAAAGCAACAGAATTTTTGAGAGCGGCAGCTTCTAATTTTCTTTGTTGTGCCAAGATTCGGCCAGTAGCAGGGGTCTCTTTGGCTGGCATATTGGCGGTTTGTTTAGACTTACCAGCATTATAATACGAACTGATAACTGGTGCGTTTCGCAAAAAGAAGTCTAGCCAACCACCACCGCCAGGAGTAGGCACATTTAACTTAGTCAATTTTTGTAATTCATTGCCTAATTCGCCAATTCCAGTAATTAAATATCCGACAGAATTTGCTACGTCTTCAATTTGTGTAGCAAGGCTAGAAATTGTGCCACCTTTGCTTAAATTAGATAAAGCATCTAATAAACTTTTTCCAATAGTCTCAGCTGCGTTGGCAGATGCAACTCTTAATTGATCCATTTTGCCAGCATAGGTATCTAATCTTGCTGCTGCTTGGCCTGCAAACTTTTTGTCTAATTCGGCCATAATCTTGGACATATCACCAGTTTTTAATGTGGCCTTACTTAACCCTGCGCCTAATCTTGATAATGCTGTGGTTTGTCCTGCATAACCTTTGGCTATAGCCGCACTTACTTCAGCAACCGATTTACCAGTGGCGGCAGATATGTTTAATGCTGTATTTAAAGCTTCTTGGCTACGTGTAATTGATCCAGTAACAGTTAATAAAGATTGAAATGCTGGACGTAGTTCATCATCTAATACACCTGTGGCTTTTTGTAAGTTAGCAATATACATCTCAACGCCTGGTGCGCTAAAGGCATACCCGGTGTTTTTTAACTGCTGTTCTAATGCCTTGGATGCTTTTTCATCGGCTGCAAATGCGTTAATTGCCTTTTTGCTGTAATTAAGCAAGGCGGCTGTGCCAAAAACTCCAGCAAAAGTTTTGCCAAGTTTTTTAACTTGTTTATCAAAAACTGATAGTTCTTTTTGACCCTTTTTTAATCCTTTGTTATCAAAGGTGCTAACTGCGCTGACAATTAAATTAGCCACTATGCTGCCTTATCTATCTGTGTTTTAATGTTAAAGTTTGTAGCCACGGTGTTGATGGCCTTGACCACGGCTGGAATAACTTTGTTAGATTCTTCAAACCAGGCCCTATAAATCAAGCGGCCTTTTTGTTTGTTTTCGCCTTTCATCTGACTAATGGATTCGGCAGATTCTATAAATTGTATGCCAGCATTAGGATTTAAGCTTTCTGAATTAGATGCCCCACGTCGATTTTTTCGACCAGCGGTCTCAAAAATTGCTCCAGGAGCTGAAACGTTCGATACATAAAAAGCAGCTCTATAACCTGATCGATTACGGCTATTTGTGCCAGCGTTATATTTAATAAGACTTTTAGCCAGTGAATAATCATAGGCTGGAAATGCCCTATATTTAATTGTATTGGCTGACGTAGTCCCTTTACCCCAGCCACTTAATACTTCACTTTGTTGTGGTAAATACCCACGTGCTTTATCTCGGACAATAAGCATTGCGGTTTTAATATCTTTAGACATTTGTTTATTAAGTTCAGGTTCAACATCCCGCATAGCCTTTTGGAGTTGTTTAACGCCTGTGACGTTTACTGGCATTTTTGATCTCCTTAGCTCTGTCGGTTAGGACTTGTATGATTGCTCTATACATATCCGTATCCATATCAATAAACTCTTTAGGCGCAATTCCTGTCTCTACGGATAAACTGGCAATACTGTAAAGAATTGAATCACGCTGTATTATTTTTTTTCTTCGTCTAATACCTCAACGGTCTCTAGAGTGTCAATGAACTCAGATCCCCATAAAGGTATTTGTGCGCCAGCCCTGCGTAAGCATTCATAAGCAAGCCAAAATATTTCTGTTTGCCTCTCGTGCTCACGCAAGACTTTGCTAATACCTGCGCCATACTTCTGTTCGAAAGCGTACTCGACACCTGGAGTTATCTTGTGCTCGGATACTTCTCCATTAGCCCTTGTTATCTTTAGCTTTGCCATTATTACTCCTTAGTTAGAATGCCACCGATGGGGACACTGTTACTGCGGAGTTTATAGTAAATGTTACAGATGAGGTAGCTATCTCAGCTACGCCGCCTTGACCCACTGGGGTTAGGTTATTTACCAAGATTGAGAATTGGTAGGTTGGGTTAGCTGCTGATACTGCTGTGCCTTTAACGGTAATCATTGAAACAGAGATAGTCTGTCCAAAGGCATCGTTAAGTGTTTGCATAACTTGGCTTGCTGCCCATTCATTTATAAAGTCAAGTGTTAAGGTGCCAGATTGTAGGCCAGCCACAAACTTGTGGGCTGTGTCACCCATAGCTGTAACTTCTAGCTCATCTACTACCTGGTTAATTACTGCATTGGTTACGTATGCAGAAATATCAATAGAAGGTGTTGTTTTGGCTGCATTTGTTGCCAACTTAACACCAACATTGTTATTTAAATAAATTGCCATTGTTATTCCTCATCTTTCTTTGTTTGTGCAGTTGGTTTTGGTGCTTCTTTGATCTGGCCTGTCTTAATTAAGAAGGCTAA